ATCTGCATCTACCACTACAATGTGTGGTCTACCTACAGCTAATAACTTAATTTGTTCACTTGTTGCTCTATCATAATATTGTAGTTGTAGTGTTAGTGTTTGTGTGTAAAAAGTAGTACCATTCTCTCTTGAAGATGTTACAGTACTATCTAAATTAGATGTACCTCTTACATCAAATTGATACCATGTTGGGCTACCACCTAGTGCAGAAATTAATCCTGCTGATTCAGTTACAGCTCCAAGTGTACCAAAGTCTGCAAAGTATACAGTTTTTAGAGATCCACTTTTATTTTTACAAGGTACTGTTCTACCTGATGTTAAATTACAACTCATATTATTTTAATTTTTTTAAAGTATGGGGAGGCTTTCACCTCCCATATACTAGTTAATTATACTTATTACTCTATTATGAATAGAAAACTATCTCAGCAGGAATACCATACTGAATACCATAGCTAAACCTTGCAACAAATCTTGCATTCTGGTCTCCTAGTGTATCTGCTGTATCAATAACTCTAATTTCATTCATATCAGAAACTAGGTTAGTCCCAAAGTATAGGTTAGATTTTTGTGCTAGTGCAGCAGTATCATCAGATAGACCATTTGCTAAGAATAGAGGAATACCATCAAATGTTAATGGTGTATTCATATCATACCACATGTTCACTCTGTTTTCATAACCACCACCTTGTGCAGCTAATGCTCTAACATATGCTTTCATAATGTTTCTAGAGACATATAGAGTTAAATCTTCTTTGCCATATACTGTATTTGATGCTGCATCTAGGATTTTACCTAACTCAGTAATTACATTAGATGCTGTAACAGTAGTTGCTGTAACATCAACAATATCACCATCTGCTGCCCATAGCACCTCAAATCCATCAACTTGTCCTGCTGTAGCATTAGCTCCTTGCCAAATTGAGTTCTCTACTGATGCAGAAATCTGATCAGCAAAGTTTCCAATGATAAAATCACCAAATGATGATGGCATGTTCTTAAATGTAGATGCACCTAGCTCTGCTGATTCCCATGAATCTACAAATTGCTTAGTACAAAACTTTACATTTACTTGAAATTCTTCTAGTGTAATGATTCTCTCACTTATTGCTACTGTACCTGCATCTGTAAAATCACAAGTTGCATTAGCTATTAAGCCTGAGACATCCACTTTTTGTATAACACTTTTGTGTTTAACATTTGGCATGATAGTTACTCCACCATTTGCCAAAGTTGTACCCTCTAACAGAGATGCAGCAATATATTTTTTAGCTGATTCCCCTGCATAAGTAGTAGTAATTGTAGGTTTACTCATTTTCTTTAATTTTTATTTATTTAACTTAATTTTCTCATGATTCTATCAAGTCTAGTCTCAGTTCTCTGAGATGCAATATGATAAAAGTCATCATTTGATTTATTTTCAGGAGCATGTTTCAAAGGCTCTGCATCAGGTGTTTCTGATAACTCCTCTTTTACTTCACTTAACTCCACTTCTTTGCTTTTCAGCACATCACTAAGGTTTACTGTTAGATCTTCAACCATAGCTTTCAGTTCATCAAACTGTTCTTTAGTAGCAAATTCTGTAGCAGATTCTTTAGATGTTTCTTCTTGTTTTGCTTCAACTTCTTCTTCCTCAGCAACTGGTTCTTCAGCAGCATCAGCAATACTAGCAATCACACCTTCTTCTTCAACTACAACTGATCTACCATCTTCTAAAGTATATTCACCAACTGGCATAGGTACTCTATCATCTTCTGTAACAATAAAGACTTCTTTACCAGCAGAGAATTCCTCAGCTTCAATGACTGTTCCATTCTCTAAGTTCATAGTTGCCAAAGTAACTTCTTCTGCTTTGACTTCTACTTCCTTAACTTCATCTTTTGATAATTCCATACCCAAGATATTTTTAATTTTACTTAATGTATCAGTTGCTTTCATAATCATATAATTATATTGAACTTAAAATTTATATATTTGGTCTAACTTTCTGTCTTACCTACACCTTGTCCCCAAAGTGTTCCATCACAACAATCTATATGATATGTATTGTCATCACATAGGCAACCCTTGCTAGACCTAATAGGACTTGTGTATGATGGTGCAGGATTTTTTCTTTTGTTTTTACTCATCTTCCTTGTTGATTATAAGGCTTGACATAATTGTCAGATCCTTTATTCTTAGATGTTTTACTTTTAGCATGTACTCCTTTTCTTCTAACCTTTTTTTTGACAAGGATAGATGTACTCCAAAACTTTCTAGGCATTAGTATCTTTTCTTTTTCTTCTTTTTCTTATGAGGTCCAGGCATATCTATGATTTTATTGGTACACAATTAGGTACTCTTTTTCCATTTTTAATTTTAAACCCATACATTTCATAACCTGCTTGACAAGGTTCTTTAAGTGTATGTTGATAACAAGGCATATACCACTCTTTTCCATCTAACTCATGCATATGGTAGCCTTCACATCCTATATTGTTAGCCATTTCTTCTGCTTTTTCAACAGAGGAGTATGCTAATCTATCATCAATTATTGCAAAATCATCATCAACTACAATAGTTTCAAGCTCTAACTCTCCTAATTCTCTTAGTTTGTTTCTGCTCCATCCTAATGCTGCTAACCCACCCCACAATAGGTATGATATATTAGCACATGCCTCTGAATCATTCTCATTCTTTCTGTATTGATCTTCTGCTCTAGATAAGTAACTGTACATTCTTTTAATTGTACTTACAGATATATTCTTTTTTTGTGCTAATTGTTGAGCTCTTATCTTACCAACATCTGTAGCACACTTGTTTTTAATCTTTTCATTAAGTTCTATTCCCTTTTTAGCATTATTTGCTACACCTTGTGGATAGTCATTAAATGTTTCTAATTCTACTTCTTCTTCATTTATAGTTTTCTCTATCTCTGATAATAGAAACTCTGCCTCAGCAGCCTCTAATTGGTTTAGAAAGTCATCTATAGCCTCTTTAGGTCTCTCACTTTTGTCTGCAAAATAGCCTTCTATAGAAAAACCTTTAACTACACCTTCTTTTACATAGTCTTTCCATACTTCATCACTATCAACTCTAATTGCACCCATCCATGTACCTAATGGTACTTCTTTAGTGCTGTCATATAACCTGCTTTTATCATGAACTTCATCCTGGACTATCCAACTTTCTACAAGTGTAAGTCCTTTAAGGTTGTATTGGTGTTCTAGAGTAGCATTACTTTGGTTGCCTTCTTTTAAATACATTTGACTAGCCTTCTCTACTGTGTCTTTAGAAAAGTATATATAGTAATCTTCACTATCACCATTTCTTAATATAGGTTTATTAGGAATTAGTATAGGTCCAAGCAACAGTCTTTTCTCTTTTGATACCTCTGCTAATTTTACTTCCTGATCTTTAAGAGCTACAAAGTTGCTTTGTATTGCAGGATTCTCTACAATAGATATTGCATCTATTCCATTAAACTCTTGATTCTCATCTAATATTAATTCTACAATCTTCATATTTATATAATGTATTTATTTTGTTTTTTTTTAAAATCCTGAAACTCCTGATCCTAATGCTGCTGTCATTATTCTATTTCTCTCTAACTCTTGTGCAGTTGTAACATCACTTGCTACTACAAATGCTTTTACAGGTTCTTGTTTTTGTCCTGCTATTGCCTCTGTTAATTGGTTTATAGGTGATGCACCTACAACATTAAAACTAGGAGGTTGTATTTGTGGTACTGGTGCTACACCTGCTCCACCTGTTGCAACTCCACCTACACTAAGCACAGGTACTTGTGTTTGTTGTATAGCTCTGATCTGTTGGAAACCTGTAGCTAATACTAATGCAACATCTGCTGCTTTTTGAAAAGGTGTAACATTTAAAGGATTGTTTAATGCTTGTGCTGCACCTGCATATGTAGCTATAATTGCATTTGCAATACCTAATGCTTTTGCTGCATTTGAACCTTCTGCTGCTAATCCTATACCTAGAGCTGTAAACTTCAATGCTAAATCTAACTTTTGTTGTTCTGTAGTTTCTGTTAAATCTACATCTGTTTTAGTTGCATTTATTCTTAAATCTTGTTCTGCTATAATTCTTGCAGTTTCTAATTCAAATGTATCTCTACCAAACTGTTTTGCAAGTTCTATTAATGCATCATATCTTTCATTACTTTTTCTAACAGCTAACTCTAGTTTTAATTCTTCTGTTATTGCTAGAGCTTCTAATTCTCTTTCTTCAAATGACTTTAGTGCATCCTCTTGTGCTTTTATTTCATCTTGTGCTGCTTTACTTGCAGCTTCATTAGCAGCTTTCTCCTCATTCTTTAATGCTATAATCTGACCAGTAACTTCTTTTTGCTTAGATAGTCTTGTAGTTTCTAATGTAATTAAGTCAGCTCTAAGTTGTGCTTCTTCTTGTAAATCTTCTTTA